ACGCACTCCAAACGTGCCCAACTCGGCAGAGCTTTGTGGTAGGCGACATCTCCTACTGCGTAGGTTTTGCTGCGTTGGAGGAGGTTGAGGCTTGCACCGTCAATTCGGTTAATCACTTCCTCTGCCAGCTTCAGAAGTGTGACGCTGCCATCAGGATGGTCAATAGGTATTTTCTTGCGGTGCTCTTCGAACGCCTTTGCCGTTACAAGTCCAGATGGAGATATGACAGCCGTCACATTAGCAGTGTTGCTTGTAACGATGTCAAATTGATATGTCAGCGTGACCGGCGAGGCAGTATTTTTGTTTGGCATTGTATCCGGAACAGAGTCAAGGCACACAAGGTATAGGATTTCTCCAGCGTCCGGATCATTCGCATACAGTCCCATCTCTGTGACCAAAAAACTATTCTCGACATTAGCAGATGACGCGACACCGACGACCTTGCAAACGGCATTGTCCTCCTCGCTGACGGCACAGGAGCTGATTCCAAAAATAAGCTGCGGGCTCTTTAGGTCGCTCATACTCACAATCTCACTTGTTGCAACGCTTCCATTTCCAATTTTCATTTTTGTCAACGTAAGTTTGCATTGCCCTGCCTCAACCTTCGCACGTAGCTCTGCCCCTTTACGCGTAAATTGTTGTTCCGACCAGTTACTCATGTAATATGACCTCCTTGTAAACAGATATAGCGGCGCCGTGATATGTGCCACAATGAGTGACAATATCTTTAGCGCGTGATGGCGTTATCTGATATGCTTTGTTGGTTGACATAGCGGCGCCGTGATATGTGCCGATTTTTAAGGAGCGCACAAATCCGATGCTTTCAAGCCAACTTCGTTCATTTTTGACGATGTGGATAATACGAATCACACGGTCAATATCCTCTGCACGGATTGTCTCCGGTTGTATAAATCGCACACGGAAATAATATGGTATCCCGCCATACTCAAACCACTCGCTCACTTCTCCGCTTGCATATACCATTCGCAGAGCCATCATAACCGCTCTACGCGTCCCCTTAATGCGGTGCATCGCTATTGATTGTTTGACGGAACGCCGCTTCTCTTCGAGACTCATATCCGCATCGTAAAAATCAACACGCCACTGCCACGCAAGCGCATCAATAATCGGTTCGGGGAGTTCGTCAATCCGAGCGATAATGGCCACTAACCGGATTGCACGAGCGATTTCATGTAGTTGCGGATCAATGACGTTGACAATACCTCTTACCGCCTCATCTTCCAAGAGGTTTCCAGGCATAATATCCGCAAGGCTTGTGCTCTTCAGATCCTTAGCCATGTTCAAGTCCCCCGTATGTTATCCGCTTTGTTCCAATGACAGCAATCGCCGTCTCAGCAACAGCTGCGAACTCAGGCGCGGTGATTACAGCACGCTTTGCTCCTGCCGCACGGATGCGGTACTGTAATTCGGTTGGGTTGATATCCCGCCCGATTTTAGAACGCTGCCAGATGATATACTCCTCTATTGCCTGCTCTACTTCCGATTTGATTGCAGCCTCACGGGGTGCATCTGCGCTATCAACGTAATAGGTAAGGTCAATGTTATAACTCACCGTTGTCGGTGCTGTCACGGTTACCTTATCCGTCAGCGGGCGCACATCATCCGCGGTTAGCGTCGCGCTCACTTCACGCAGCACCTCCTCTCCCGGCAGTGCTCCCCCCTGTAACAGTGGATATAGATTAACTTCGCCCGGGTTCGGAGTTGTAACAGCAACGTCAATGATCAGAGCGGATGCTGATTTTGCGAAATACGCATAGGCCGCAGCCGGCCCCGCAACACTGAAATGTTCCGGCGCCTCCTGTATGCGTGTACGGAATCCATCGTCGCCCTCAATATCCGCCCCGCCCTCCGACATTGTTGTGTTTATGATTGTCTGCACATATGGCACAGGATCGACAATGGTCTTGATCTCGCCGGGAGCATAACCGTTTCCAACCGTCCCCTTGTCCGTACACGTACCGCTCACAGTTGCCTCGGTTTCCCCTGACAAGATGACTGTACCTTTATCGATTGCGAAGGATACGCTCTCTGAAGCATTAATGCGGATCCCTTTCGGGATTGTGACCGCGTTCGGCCGTGCTGCTGAAAGAGTAATCTTAAATTGTGCGGTTGCCGCCGCCGGCGGAATACGCTTTGCACCGACTAAGATGCCAATATGATCAAGATAATCACCGCGCGAATATGTCAGCATATTCATTTTCCCCGTGAAATCAATCAGAGTATGCTGATGCGCGATCACGCTTGCAAGGCTCTCCAAAAAGAGCCGCACAGGGTCGCCAAGAGCAAGCGCGCGCCCAGATACACGCTCATATCCTGTAATGATCTCCGCCTTGATTGTGTTGGTATCCATCTCCACAAAACTAATATCTGATAGGCTCATACATGTATCACCACCTTCACATGAGGGCCAACGATGCCATCTTCTCCGTCGCCGGTGAAATCTACCGCCTTGACCTCTGCACGCGGCTCATATCGCTCGACAGTCTCTATGATATCCGTTGTAAGCAATGCGCGGATACGATTAACAGGCTGATCAATGATTGATGTATCCATCCCAAAATCACGATCAAGAGGTACCGATCCTCGCCGCGTTGTTAGGATCGTCCGTACGTTCTGGATGACCTCCTCTTCTGTGCTGCGCGGCGCAAATGAGACTTCGCTTGTATGCGCGACAATGATATTAGCTGTCGTCATGTGGTATTCTCACCTCCGAGCTGTTTTGGTACAACGTATTCTTTCAAAGCCAAGTCCACGTCCGTGGCGAGAATATTTCCGTTGTTATCGTAGTACTTCACCGCCTCGCTGACCGACTCAATCAACCATTTGTTTTTTCCGACCTTCTGACCGCCCACCGTAAAGGTCAGTACCTTCCCGCTTTCACAGTATTCAATCAGCCGTTCGACTTCCTCTAGCGGTTTCACCCCGTGCGACGCGTGAAGCTTGATCTTAAAACTCAGCGTTTGCAGGTCGGCTCCGAGGTACTCTGTCAGAGGTTTTTGTCCGATGATCTCATGGGATGCCGTACGGTTTTTTGTACTACGTGAGAGGTCATCAAATGTATAGATATCGTTCCATGCTGACACGCGGAACGATATATCCCCCAATGTGCCGAGGTTGCTTTGCTTCGCGCCCGCACCCGCAAAAGCGGACAGAAGCGAATCCCATATACTCATAGACTACCCTCCTACAAATACATTTTCGCTCCCCGTTGTATGGCTACCCGACTGCCCACACGATTGACAGACTGTTGCATCACCGATGCGGACCACAGGGCGACCGTTGCAAAAAACCGTAGAACTTCCCGCAATGCTTTCAAATGTTCCGCCATGCGGACAATTCGTCGGTCCCGTGTCATGTAGACGGTGCCCCCCCTTCCCGTTGACGTATACATTGCCGCTCGTAACGCTGACCGTCCCCGTCCGCCCGTGCGGACAGCATGGCAGCCCCTTGTTGCAGATGCCCGTCGTCGCGTCGCCGTCTCTTACTGCTGATGGCATTACGTCACCTCCTTCCAAAATGTGCATCAAAAAACCCGCTCAATATGGGCGGGTTTTTTGATGAAGTTGTCGTTTACTGCTGGTTGCGCTTACGGCGGGCACGCTCCATGCGTTTCTGCACAGTGCTGTTGTGGTATAATCCTCCCTGAAAGGAGGTGCTAAAATGGAGCAGCGTCCGAATGGAGAAAATCCTCACTTTACAAGGGACAATGCGACCTCAGTGCCTAAAGAGAAAGTAGAAAAGGCTAAAGAGGAAGCAAAACAGGTGCAGGAACAACAGAAAAACAAGTAGCACCTGTGCCCCCCTACAGGAAGCCGCACGTTATACCAAGCGTGCGGCTGGTTTTGTTTTTGTGCTGATTTCCTTGAGAACCAGATTGTTCTTGTAGTCTATGTACGTTCCCTCGTAGTGCTTCGGCTTACCATTCTCACCCATATATGCCGAAATGTAATCCTCCGCATCAATAACATACAACTCTCCATGAGATGTAAACATATACCCTAGGATTCCCCTCGCCAATAACTTATTATCTCTATATACCTCAACCCAATGTGTACTTCCATCGTTAAACGCAAGATCAAACACCGTTTTGTCAATGTCGATAGTATTTTGATTGGATGATTTTCTAAGGCGGTTGATTCCCTTCACATACCACGGTTTCAAACGCTTCCATGCAATTCCGGCAGCGATTGCCCCTATAGTAGAGCATATGGCGTATACCGCAACGTTATCTGGCACAGAAAAGAATGTATATAGGCTTTCCAGTTTTCGCCCAGTACATAACAGCATAAAATATACGGTCGGGATAATCGCCATGTTATAGAGCATGGACTCCATTACGATGCGGAATTTGTCCTTCTCAAGCACACCATCTTCGACATGACCGTAAACCAAGCGCGCTAAATATCCGGGCATAACGAACAACAGCAAGGCAACATAACTTTCCATAGGGGTATTCCTCCTTCACAGACTGATTATATCACTGGCATTCTCTCATATAAAAGATAATCAACGGCATAGAAAAAGCACTCGTACTAACATGTAGGAGTGCTTTTTTCTGGTACATTTTGACGATCTATAGAATTTTGATATCATTTTGTCAAATAAGATACCATACTGAAAGCAGATTGTCAATCTCCACCGCCTATGAGATTCTTCATGCAAACAATTCAATTCAACGAGATTGTCCGCCCGTTGACCACAATATCGCCCATACACTGAATGGTCAGCCCACCCGTCGCGCGGTCGAACTCCATAAAAGAGCCGTCGCCGAAATCAATGCGCCGCTTCTCTGCATCGGCAATTGCAGGCGGGTCACTCTCAGAGTAGTATGAGCCGAGACAGATGCCTGCGCTGTGCCCATTGGGGAGCATAAGGCAGCAAACCTGCTCGCCGACATCCGGCAACCAATAGTCGCGGTTCTTGCTGCTCCCGCGTGTGAGTACGGGGAGCATGTCAGAAACAAGATCATCTTTGTCCTCAAACACGACCTTGACCGCCATCAGTTCAGGATGCACCGAGGAAACGCGCCCCATACGGATGATATTTTTGATATGCGGGTCAATAGCCATCAAGGCACCTCCTCAGATCAATATTCAGCCCGTAACCACCGCCGATGCTGTGACTTCCCTTTGTGATAATGTATTTGCCATCGAAGACATGGAAACCCTTTAGCATGACGGTATTACCCGCCAAGAAATCAAACGAGCCCATCAGTGTCAGCCCGATGGTTGTCTCCTCGCAATTCTTCTCACGTAGTTTCTTCTTCGCCAGTTTCTCTGCTTCGGCGATGCTCTCCACCTGCTCATTTACCTGCAGCACCTTCCCCTGTTTTGATCCATCGGGCGTAAAGGTGTACTCGATGTTGATGCCCTTCTTTGTGCTCGCATATTTGACGTGACACGCTTTGTATATATCCCGCGTCTTGGAGCGAATTTGATAGCTTTTGACGTTTGAACCCTCGCGCAGGATTGTCGCGACGGGTTCTTTTTGTTCGTATTCCGCTTCATCGAAAATGATGATTTTACCATCTGCGATTTTCAAGGCAAGCCCCGCATCTTTGCAAAGCCGCAGCAGGAATGCAAGGTCAGATTCCTCCGCCTGTTCTGCGCGGTCAAGTTCCGGATCGTCAGCAACACCGTAATATGCCCCCATTCCTGCCCCCGCTGCCACATCGCGCAAAATCACTGAGAGTTTTGTTTTCTCCCAGCTCCGATTTCGCTCAATTCCGCGCAGTGTGTTGTTGTCCGGTATAGATACCGCCTTGATCTTGACTTCGTGCGGCAAACCTGTCATCTCGATTTCGTCAATCTCAAACATGCCGAGGTCAAGCTGGTTCTCTCCTTCATCCTCCGCCATCCAATTTTGAGTGATGATGCTAATTGCTAGGGTCGCGCCCTTCTCCGGAAGCCAATCATTCTCCCAGAGTTCCGCCATATCTTCAAGGGTAATGCTCACATCGTCTGCATATCCACTCATCACGTCGTTGTAGCTGATGGATTTCAGATATCCTGCGATATCCTCCGATATATCCTTTGCGTTATAGAGCACCTTCACTCTGACGTTGCGTGCAGTCATTCTGTTATCTCCTCCACGGCGGCAAACTCTCGGGGATCGGCGTTGTGATCTCCGGCAATATCAAGATAATTCCTGCCGAAAATATGACAGTCTCCAAATGCTCTGGATTGGACTGCATGAGAACAGATGTATACCGTTCGCTGCCCAGCTGTTCTTTTGCAATCATATCCCATTCGTCGCCGGATATGGTTGTATATGATTTAGGCAAAGCTCACGCGCCCCCTTTCGTGCTGGATGCGAGACAGAGCACGCTCCACAACTGCATCAATCCCCTGCTGTATCTGAGAGACTGTGCCGCTGTCTGCATTTCCGTTAATTGTGAT